GAGCAAGCCTATCTCCATAGTTATTTTTAAGAGAAGGGTATCTAGCAGGCCATATACAAGTGCTATAGCCTCTTTCTTCTAAGGTTCCGTATAGGGATTGTTCAGTTTGAGGAGTACCAAGGAAAGTAATTAAGCCTTTTGGTTTGAGTATTGCATCAAATTCTTTTACAGCTTCTGAAAGTTTGTCTCTCATTGGTTGGGTAAAAGAATTATTAGGAACTTCTACGTCATCTGCTACTACTTCATCCGCCCTAGACCCAGCCATTTGTCCTAAGACCCCTACAGACTTTACCGAAGGGGCATGATCAGCTCTTGCTGGTCTTACATCAAAACTTATCTTACTGTTCCTCTGAGAGGCATCTGGACGTAGTGGAGCCAATATATCCATTTCAGTTATTAGTCTCATTGTGAAAGTAGAGAAATTATCTGCTCTATCTTTTGAAGCTGAAACCACAAGAAACTTTAGTTGTGGATCTATCCTTAACTTCCAGACCACATAGGCAGAAGTAATCCATGATTTACCTACACCTCTAAAGGCTTGAATTATTTTTCTTCTAGGTCCGTGTTGCAGGTATTCAGCTATTTCTAGTTGTACTGGTGTTGGATCAGGGAGGTTTAAATGCCTCCAAGTAAGAATTAGAAAGTATCTAAAGTCTTGTAATTTCTCTGGGAGTGGTTGCAATTATCTTTCTAGCGGATGAATAGCTTCTAAGTCAGGAAGAGATGCCATGAGATCACCAAAGGGAGATTCCGGTACTGGTAAACATTCAATGCCATTATCTTTCAACATTTGTCTAGCAACATTTAAGTCAGAAGGTTTAGCATCTCCTTGTCTAATACGATCTAATAATTCTTTAATTAGTTCTGTATGAAGAACTTCTAATAAATCTTTATTGTCTTTGCTGTTCATGAGTCCTTTTCTTTGCCAAATAATATAGCGTTAATCATAGATAGTTTTTGAAATATTGTTTTCTTTTGTCTAACCTTCTGTTCCCTACTAATTAATTTTGCTTCTGTTAAAGCAATTCTTTCTAAACAAGTAGCAATAAAATGTGATTGATGATGAGTCTGTCTAGCAAAGGCAATTGCATAGTCTTTTACTTTTTCAATGTCTTTTGTTTCTTTAATGTCAAGAACACTTTTTTCCATAGCAAACTCTTCTTCAGGAGAAGGTCTACCACAAAGTTCAGCTAAGTCCATCATTAATACATCCAAATCAAGATTCAAGATTACTTCTTTTGCCATACTTTTCATTTAAACCTGTGTAAAGAGCGTGTAAAGGATGTGAAGGATCTGACCTGTTATCTAACTCGTACCATTTCTCCATTTCTAATACTCTTTTCTCGTCTTCTTCTTTCCAGAAAGGATCGTATTGACTCATTTATCTACCTGGGAATAAAGCTTTTTCTAGCATATCTGCCAAACGATCATCAACATCATTATCAGTTTTTTTGACAGCAGCTTTTACAATATCTAGTGCTAATTGTTTAATTGCTTTACTTCTAAGGAAGGTAAAAATAATTGGTTTAATAATTGCAAGCATAAAAAAAGAAAGTCTGGGTCTTCCCAATTCTAAACATAGTTGCTAGTTTTGGCTTGAACCTTAGTCCCCACGGTTCAGATAAAGCCTCCCTTTTGTAGCAAAGCAGTAGAGGGAGGTTTTATTGTGTTTTGGTTAATTTGGCAAGTTCTATATCAACGTGTCTAAGTCTTGAGTATATATCTTTTACGTCGCTATGAACATCACTTACATTTTTACCTAAAGCTTCTACAGAGGTTTGAATACGAACTAAATCATCACGTTGTTGTCTGTTTCTTAAGGAGACACTACCAACGCTGACGAAACAGGCTGTTAAAAGAGCACCAGCAGTAGCAGCAATGACTTCTACCATTTTTATAGGTTTACTATTATTCTAGTACTGCCCAGTACTTTTTATCTATGGATGACAAAAAAGTTCCTACTTCTGTAAAACCAGAAAAAGAAAAGAAAAAAGGTGTCTTCAATAAACTTCAAGATATTACTCCTGATAAAGAAGAACAGATCCAGATCATAGGTGTAGCAGTGCGTTTGGGAATTGTCTGTTGGTCCGGTTTTTGCCTAACTTTGGCGTACATAGATTTGCCAGGCTTTCCTAAACAAACATTTGATCCAACATTTATTGCTTCGATTTTTACATCAACATTGACGACTTTTGGTGTCCAAGCCGCTTCTAAAAAGGGTGGAAATGGTGTTAGCAAGGAAGATATAGAAAAAATGATTGCAAAAAATAATACAGCAGGAAATGAACAAATCATTAGAGTACAAACTCCTTTAACTATTAATGGAGCAGAAGTTGTAAAACCTGTTCCAGCACCAAAAGTTCCAAATCAGTCAATATGAAGTTATTAATCTTTTTATTTCTGTTAGCACCTGCTGCTAAAGCAGATATAACTCACACTTTACAATCTGTTGTATCAGTTAGCACCGTAGGAGCTAGTTCAACAGCAAATAGGGTGGGATCAACCATCAGTGTTTCAGGTTCTAATGTAACTCCTGCAGCAAATACAGTTAGTGGAGCTATTGGAAGTTTGGATTTAGCAGATGCAGGAATTACTAACGGTGTTCCTACAGTTTCTTATGACACGTCTTTTTCTGTAACGACTGCTGGAGATAGCTTTAGCGTCTCGGAATCTTACTTAGAAGCTGACGCTGTACCAAGTCTTCTTGCAGGAACAGTGACTAACGGTGTGGTAACTGCTTTACCTATCTTTGGAGATACTGTAAGTGTTTCTGGAGGTGATCCAGGGAGCGTAACCATGAGTCTTGCTAGTGATCAAGCAATGACTGTTTCTTTAAGTGATATGGGAGCCGGTACTACAGCAACAATGCAGAGCACAATGTCGTTAGAGATTGACTGATGAGATGGTTATTCTTATTAGTTCTTGTCTGTCCTAGCTATGTAAAGGCTGGAAGTATTACTCCCCGCTTTACAACAGGTCAGATGGAAAGTACTTCTAGATCTGTTCAAACTATTGTTGAAACAGTGGTTACTCAGAACTTCAGATCAGGCTATAGCTACTCAGTATCCGGTCATAACGTACAAATTACAAATGCAGAATCAATTACACCTGATGCTATTTACACAGACACCCAAACAGTTGGAGGAGTTTCCTTTAGATGGGTTACACCAGATATAGACAACAAACCAGAATGGGGAGTTGTCAATTCAGGAGAAAGTTTCAGTTTGACAGAAAGCTTTCTTGCACCTGGACTAGATGCAGTTTCAACGGTACAAAGAGAAATCAACACAGAAACAAATACAACTTCCTTAAGTATTTTCTCTCATTAGTATTAATTAATGCTCCAGCTTTTGCTAATAATACTATCAGTTCTCCTAGTGCATCTAGTAGTGGAACGGTTATTAATAACGGGTATCAAACGATAAATGGGAACTTTCCAACTCATAGGTATAGCAATGGAATACAATGCCAATTACCTACATTAGCGTTCACACCTTTTATTACTCAGGGTGAGAATTTTTCTTTACCTAGAAGCACAACTAGCAGAACAAATATATATGATACAAGAGAAGATGATGATGGTAATTTAATTAATCCAGGTGATATTTTATATGTAGCAGAACAGGAAAGATTACAACAAAATACTTACAATCTTAATTATGGAGCAACACTTAGTTTTCAAATTCCGTTAGGAAAAAGTTTTAATGAAGAGTGTTTAGCCGCTGCAAAAGCACATCGAAAGACACAGGAATTTGTATTACAAAAAAGTCAATTAGAAGCAAATTTAGCCAGATTAAAAATATGTGCAGAGCAGATGAAATTAGGAGTTAAATATATAGGAGAAGATGCTATTACTTGTAAAAATGTTGTATTAACAACAATACCTAATCAGGTTTTACCTCATCGTCATTCTCTTTCTTCTTCTTCCCAGTTAACTTCTTCACCAGATTCTTCACAATAGGTTTGACGATATTAAGTAATATCGGAGTACTAGCGGCAACCAAAGCAATAGCAGCAGCGTTGGTAACAGCAGGTATAGAGGGAATGTATTGGTCTCGGAAGTTAGTGTTTTCATAGAGAGTAATACAAGTTTTGCCATCTTCTGAAAGCTTATGTCCACTAATTCGTTCTAGCTTTTTATCGTTACGAAAATCTCCTATTCTTTGATCGTTAGGACCAGGACATTCAATAAAAAATTCTTCTTCTTTCTTCTTTTGTTCAGGTGGTGGAGGTATTTTTATTTGTGCAGGTGGTTTATTTGTTTCTGTTGATTTAGGTGTTGTATATGGTATTTGATGATCGTTATACCTCATAGGAATAAACGATGGTATTTGACCTTCTGGGCAGCTGCTAGAAACACCATTGGGATCAGCCCATAGCAAAGATGGATTACGTGAAGTCTCTAAATCTCTATGGTATGGATTACAACCTGGTACATTTCCAGTTAATGAGTATTGAGTAAAGAAAGGAGATTCAGGAATATCAACAGTAGGTATCTTTATCTCTGGTATTTTTATCTTTGGCATTGATCATCAATGATCATGTTTATCAATATAGTTTTACTGTGATGAGTAGTAGTTCCAGCTATTTTCCTTAATTCTCTACTGGTTTTTTGTCTTAAAAAAGAAGGATAAAAAGAATAGAATCCGTCTAACGGATCAGGACTTCTATAAACAAATAAAGATCCTATAGCGTTAAGAATAAATTTCATTAGCAATCATTCCAATCAGCTGCTATTGCACCACCAGCTTTACCCGCTTGTTTTCTAGCCTGTCCAAAAGCTAATGCACTTAAAACTGGACCTACAACTGGAACACTTGCTATAGCAGGTGTTACTTGGGCAGCTCCTAATGTTCCAACCATTTCTCCATTACTTTTACCTTGTGCTCTTTTTTTAATGCACTCAATTTGTTTTGCTGTTAGGTCTTTGTTTTGATATTGAATAACAGGAGTTGAATAAGCTACTGATTCTTTATGTATATGTGTATTAGTTTTACCTTTAAATCCAGGTCTTTCTTCAATTTTCCATTCAGTTAATGTTTTTGGATCATGCTGTTTTGTTGCAAGAGTCCAGTTATGTTTATTACCTTCTTTTTCACTTTTAATTTGAATAGATGAATACGGTGTATTAGGTAAGTTAGCAATATTAGGAACACCTGAATCTTTACGAGCAAGAATCATTAAACTGAAGAAATTGCTACCAATAAGGCCAAAACCTAAAACAACTGATAGCAGTTGAGAACTAGATTTAAACATAATAATTTAGATGTTTTTCGTAGTTTTCTACTAACCATTGATTAACTGCATAAGCAGTAACAGTAGAAAGTGTTTCACCTTTAACTGCTGCTATCTTCTTTAAACAAAGGTGGTCAAAAGAGTGTAGAGGTGTAAAGGTTACTCGTCCGTCATGTTTACTCATAACGGTAAGCCTAGTCCTGTTGTCTTTGGAAGTTGTTTTTCTATTGCCTTTGGCATAGATTTTTTCAACTCACCCATCAGTTTGTTTTTTACCTTTATCTCAAACTGAGGACTGGTTATATATTTATAACCAAAGTAAGCCCCACCAGCTATAGAAGCTGACAGGAGAAAAGCTACAACAGCTACTCCGTCAAGAATCTTGCGTATCATCTTCCTCTGAAGCTAGAAGTTCATTAAGCACTTTAAGAGCACCACTATCTTCAATAAGAAGTGGTTCAAGCTTTCTGATTTCTGCTTGCAGAGTATTTATCTGCTGTTGTTTACCGTTGTATGTAGCAACGTTAGTATCGTAGCGTGATTGAATTTCATCACGCTTTTGTTCTGGGCTAGGCATGAAACTAGTATTTAGTTTTGCCTAATGTTACAGCAGCATCTTGATCTGTAAAGTTTTCTGTTGTCCAGATAGATGTAGTACCGTCTTCTTTTTTGTATGCCTTGATAATTTCAAGGTGTTCTACGTTGCGTTTGATTTCTGCTTTTTGATCATCTGTTAAAGAGGAAAGAGCAGCAAGTGTGTTGATTACTGTGACGCTATCTCCAGCATTAGTAAAGATAGTTGCCACTTCGTCAGTTGTACGTTCAGCCATTGTTTTTAAGAGTTTCAACCTCCATCTTAAGCTCTTGTATTGCTTTTACAAGAATTGGGATTAATTTGCCAGGTGTGGCTTCAAGTTTATCTGGATTTGATTCCAGTACTAAGTTTAGATAATCAGCATCATTATCTTTTTGTACTTGTTGGAAATCTTGAGCAATAAAACCTGCTTCATACGTTCCATCTTTTTCTAGTCCTTCTCTTGAATCCCATTTAAATTTGACTGGTTTAAGAGAATTAATAAAGTCTAATCCTAGATCTAGAGTATTAATATCTGTCTTATCTCTTCTATCAGAAAGAGCAGTAATACTTGTTACTTGGCAACGTAAAGTTGCTACTGAGCTATTACCTAAAGTTATTTCGTTAGTAGCATCAACTGCACTTGCATCAGCATCGTATCCAATACAGGTTAAGTTTGATCCAGTTGTTATTTGTTGACCAGATTCATAACCAATAGCTGTATTTTGAGTTCCTGAAGTATTGTATCTTAAAGAGTCAAATCCAATACCTACATTATAATGTCCTGTTGTTGCTCCTAAAGCATAATATCCAATAGCTACGCATCTGTCAGAACCACCAGCGCCATACATTGCATCCCAACCGATAGCTACGTTGTATTGACCTGTTGCATTATTTCCAGCATAACCACCTATAGCTACAGTTCTTGATGCAGTAGTTGCACTGTATAGTGCAAACACACCAACAGCTACGTTCTCTTGACCAGTTGTTATTGAAGTAGCAGCTTGATATCCTACAGCAACATTACCTGCACCTGTGGTTTGTGCATCTAAAGCTTGATAACCAACGGATACAGTGTTATTGCCTGTTGTATTAGCTTTTAAAGCTTCATAACCGACTGCTGTGTTAGCTGCTCCAGTCGAATTGGTCATCATGCTATATGCACCAATTGCTATGTTGTTACTTGCCGTAGTGTTTCCGCCTAAAGCAAAATAACCAGCAGCGATATTATTACTTCCTGTTGTATTACTATATAAACTCTTACCTAATGAGACGTTTTGTTCACCTGTAGTTGTACTTTGCTGCGATTCATAACCAACGGCTGTGTTGTTAGCTCCAGTTGTGACGCTCTTTAATGCGTAATGTCCAATTCCAGCTAAATTACTTGCTGTAGTTGCTGCTCTACAGGCTTCTGCACCCATAGCAATATTATAACTAGCTGTAGTTAAATATTGTAAAGCTTCAGGACCGACAGCTACGTTTTTTTGTCCAGTAGTTAAAGT